CATCATCGGAATGGCACTTGATTTGGACGGAAATACCATTTCATGGTATTTGAATAATTCCATAATTTGTTCTCCCGTTGCAATTTCTCCAGACACCTATTTTATTTCTAGTGGAGATTATAGTGGTGGGGATATAACAACCGCCAATTTTGGATCGACTTCATTTACATATTCCCCTCCTGTGGGATTCAATTCCGGATTTTATACTATAGGGCTTGGCGGCGCAGGAATCACCCTTTCGAACAGCAATTTGACTGCCACAGGATCAATTGCGTCAAATTGGGCATCGGTGCGAGATGTTCTGGGTAGATCCACTGGAAAATGGTATTGGGAAATTCATTGTGATAATTCTGGTTCAGGAATATCTCTCGGAATAGGAACATCTGCGGCAAGTATGACTTCCGGAAATTATTGCGGATATGATGCCTATGGATGGGGATGGAACTCCACTGATGGATATCTTTATCATGGAGCAGCACAAATCGCTTTTCTTGGAACATGGACTACTGGGGATGTAATCGGAATAGCACTAGATTGTGATGGTTCAACCATATATTTTTACAAGAACAATATTCAATTGGGCAGTGCAACAAGTCTTCCGGTAACAACTTATTATCCGATGGCATCATTCTATAGCACCACAGATTTAATCACGGCAAGATTCAACGCGAACACCCAATCATATTCTGCTCCAGCAGGGTTTAATGCCGGGGTATATTTGAAAGACATAATCCTCCCAGATTATGGTGGCACAGGAATTGCGAACAATCCCGCATCAACACTAACTATAACAGGAAGTTATGCTTCTACTTTCGTTGTTACTGGGGCTTATACATACACTTTTCAAGGCACAGATACATATGTTGGTAGAGCCACAACAGATACCTTAACCAATAAGAGAATAACTCCGCGAATTGGTTCTGTCGCATCATCCGCCACCCCAACAATTAATACAGATAATGTTGATATTTATAAATTGACAGCCCAAACAAGCAATATCACATCATTTACAACCAATCTATCAGGAACGCCCACTGATAACGATATTCTCATCATAGAGATCACGGGAACCGCCGCGAGAGGAATTACATGGGGAGCAAGTTTTGAGGCCAGTACAACGGCTCTCCCAACAACCACAGTATCAACAGATATGTTGACCATAGCTTTCATGTGGAATTCGGTCACTTCTAAGTGGCGTTGTATGGCGGCAGTATGAGTGCGATATTGCAACGACTCGTAATGATGATGGGATCGGAACAGATCATAGTTGGTCCCTCTGGTATATTAGTTTTTGATATTGGAACTCATTCTTCGTCAAGTCCGGGTGCGTCGATAAACATAACGATTGGTGCTGGTGGCGTTCCTTCTGGAAGTTTGATTGTTATTGCTATATCCGAAGAAACCGGATCATTCTCGGGGACATCTATAGGAGGATCGGTTACTGATTCTGCATTGAATTCATACTCTGGATTGACCGGATTGGGAAACTCTGGAAATTCTCAATATGGATTTGAGCGAATATTTTATGCATACAATACTTCAGCATTGTCATCCGGAGACAATATAACATTCCATTTATCGACATCCAACGATTATGTCTCTGTCACGGCATTTTATGCTACGGGTGTTATGACAAGTGGCGACCCATTAGATTCCTCTGTCACCGTATATACAATAGCGGGAGCACCTAATCCAACATTAACCTCTGGAACACCCACCATATCCGGAGAATTATTTGTTGGGATTGTTGGTGATCTTCCGGGAGGTGCGCCAGCATTTGTTCAAGATACAGCACACGGATGGGTAACTCCGCCAACTCAAAGTGTGACATCAGTATTCACGGGAATATATGGTGGAACTCAAGTTAATGCCGGAACAGGAACAATCACATATGCACCAGCCACCAGTGTAAACGGTTGTGCAATGTGGATATTAGGATTTAAACCAGCTTAAAAGAACAATATCTATAAATATAAAGTATTCAGTGAATATGGATTTCACAATAACGAACAACAATATGAAGGAGTAAATAATGGGTTTTCAAATTTCCCCCGGAGTTGCGATTAAAGAGGTGGATCTCTCAGCAATCATCCCGGCTGTTGCCACTACTGGCGGTGCCACTGTTGGATATTTTCCTTGGGGTCCGGTTCTTGATCCACAAATGATCAGTTCTGAACAGAATCTTGCGAAGGTTTTTGGCACACCAAATGCCAGCAATTTCAATTCTTTCTTCACCGCTGCGAACTTTCTTGCATATTCAAATAGTATGCTGGTTACTCGTGTTATCGGCCCTCTTGGCGTCAATGCATGTGTTTCCGGAACACCCGTTCTAATCAAGGGGGATACTGACTATGAATTGAACTATGAAGCTGGTGAAGGTTCTGTTGGTGAGTATGCCGCACGTTGTCCCGGAGTTCTAGGAAACAGTCTTTCTATTTCTGTTGCTGATGCTAATTCTTTTGGTGAATGGCGTTATCAATCGCTGTTCAGCCGTGTTCCGGGAACTTCAGAATATGTTACTGCTCGTGGTGGTCTGAATGATGAACTATTTGTCGTAGTGGTTGATACAAATGGTAAATTCTCCGGAGTAAAAGGACAAGTTCTAGAAACATTCCAAACCTCCAAGGCCGCTGGCGCAAAAGCGTTTGATGGCACGACTTCATATTATGCAACCGCTCTGATGAATGGTTCTTCATATGCTTACTGGATGGATCATCCTTCTGTGGGAATTACCGGAACCGATGATTGGGGTTCTGATCTAACTGTCAATCGTTCTTTCAAGACCATTAACAAGAAACTCGCTGTCACTGTCACTCATGGAACAGTCGGTTCTGGATGTCAAGCAGTTGTTTCAAAAGTTGGCTCAAATGGCGAAATTCTTGCCGTTACTGTGACCAATGGTGGAACATTGTATGACACAGCCACCGCAGCCGTTGCTGTAGGCTCTGGTGCGACTTTCAATGTTGTTGTGTCTGGTGGCATCGTCACAAGAATTGATGTCCTTACACAAGGTCTGGGATACTTTGGTGGCCTTAATTATGATCTAGTCAATGGTGCCGACGATTACACCGTGGTTGATGGTGATGTCATGGCTGGATATGATCTGTATCGTAATGCAGAACAATATGATCTAGCATTGGTCGCTCTTGGTTCAGCTTCTTCTACTGTTGCCAATTATGTCATCAGCAACATCGCAGAAACTCGTAAGGATTGCGTGGTGTTCGTATCTCCAACTGATACTGGTGCTTCTCCTATTATCGGTTCTGATACCACTGCATTGAATAAACTTCTTTCATATAAAACTGCGGTAAATATCGATTCTTCTTATGGGTTCATGGATACTGGATGTAAGTATCAATATGACAAGTACAACGATAAGTTCCGTTGGATCACATTGAATGGTGATATCGCTGGTCTGTGTGCTTTCACTGATGCTGTGACCGATCCTTGGTTTAGTCCCGGTGGCCTGAATCGCGGAAAGATCAAGAACTGTGTGAAGCTTGCTGTCAATCCTGATCTGACGATGCGTGATGCTTTGTATAGCCACAACATCAATCCTGTCACCACATTCCCCGGAAATGGTACGGTATTGTTCGGCGATAAGACTATGCAAACTAAACCAAGTGCTTTTGATCGCATCAATGTTCGTCGCTTGTTCATTGTGCTTGAAAAGGCTATCGCTATTGCATCGAAATATCAGTTATTTGAAATTAATGATGCATTCACCCAAGCAACATTTAGAGGAATGGTTGAGCCATTCTTGAGAGATGTTAAGGGCCGTCGTGGCGTCTATGATTATTTGGTGGTTTGTGATTCCAGCAACAATACACCTCAAGTCGTTGATGCTAATGAGTTCCGGGCTTCAATTTTCATCAAGCCAGCAAGATCGATTAATTTTATTACGCTATCATTTGTTGCAACTAGAACAGATGCAACATTCTCCGAATTGGTAGGACAAGTCGTATAATAAATTTGTGTAATATAAGAAATGGTGGCATAATAGAAGTTTATTACTATATGCCACCATTTTTATGATAGATTGCACTAAATTCCTTGATTCCAGAGGAGGAATAAGTTTCCAAAAAACTAGAAAGATTACAGATGAAGAAAGAACATTCATCGAGCAATCAACCTCTTTTTTAAAAAATTCTCCCACTATTTCCATTAGAATAAAAGCGATACTTTTTGGCTGTGTGACACACAATCTATGCTCTTGTGGAAATGCGCTACCATTTTCTAAGTATAGTGAGAAAATGTTTATATCTAGTTGTTCTTTGAAATGTGCGGCTAAAAATTCAAACAGAGAACAAAAATTAGAAAGATTCAAAAAAACCCTATCCGAAAAATCAAAATCATTTATTCCGTCACCAATATTATCTCATGCGAACGTGAAGAAAATTATTTTGAACAACAAAAACATTATCAATCGTCAATATGATATAACTAGATTATTTGCGAATAATCCCGGACTAAAAGAATCCGTTTACTATTACACACCGGAAATAAAGAAGGAAGGAGTAAAGGTTCGCTCTTTTATTTTCGATCACTTTTGCAAGATTTGTGGAAGTGAGTGCACTTTCAAGTCTTCTAAAATAGGATTCTCCGAATATTGCCCATCACATAGCAGACTATCGGGAATATGTGCAGCATCAAGAAGAAAAAATAAAATCGAACGAGTTTCGGATGATTTGAAGTTATTTAACTACAACATAATTTCGGCACCGGACGGTATTAACTCTGGAAAATTTTTATTGAAATGCGATAAAGATCATGAGTTTGGGTCGGTACTCAACAACGGGAAATCCCTGAATGAAGAATTTTTGAAAAGATTATGCCCCATTTGTCATCCATCGACCATCTCTAGGCCCGAATTAGAAATAAAAGAGTGGATTGAGTCTTTCGATATACTAGTAACTCAACAAATCATAGTGGAGAAATATAAGAATGGTGCAAAAACAATAGATTTACTCATCCCATCAGCAAATCTTGGCATAGAATACAACGGAAATATGTATCATAGTTACGGAAAACATGAGTCCTCGAAGTTTAACAATCATGATAAAGAGGATCGCAATCGGCACCTTAACAAAACTAAACTATGCGAAGAGCAAGGTATCCAACTTCTTCATATATTCAGTACGGAATGGGAGGAGAAGAAAGATATATGGAAGTCGATGATCCTATCCAAACTAGGATTAACCAAAAGAATATATGCTAGAAAGTGTGTGATAGAGGAACTAACCAATGATGAATCTCGTGTATTCCTAGAAAACAATCATATTCAAGGAAATATTAATTCAAAGGTGAAGTACGGTTTGTTTTACGAAGATGTCCTCGTCGCCGTATCGAGCTTTGGAAAAGCTCGATACTCTAGAGCCGATTATGAACTTTTGCGATTTGCAACAACATTGAACGTAACCGTCGTTGGTGGATTTCAAAAACTGTTGAAACATTTCTTAAAACACAATGAGTGTGGATCTTTGGTCTCATATGCCAATAGAAGATGGTCTCTCGGGAATGTTTATAAAACTGGAAACTTTGAATTGATAAATGTATCAAAACCTAACTATTTTTATTTCAAAGACAAAGGGGAACTAGAGTCTAGATTGAAGTTCCAAAAGCATAAATTGGATCGGTCATTGGGTAGTACAGAATCAGAGATCATGTTTAATTCTGGATACAGACGAATATGGGACTGTGGTAATTTGGTATATAAATACACAAACAATGAACCAGAAAGAACTTATGATTGATTATAGAGATTTTGTTTCTGTTGGCGGCAAAATAAAGTATGACCTACTAGAAACATTTAGTGATATTGAGATAGAACAAATCAAGAGTGATAGTTCATTTTTGATGTCATCTCCCACATTAAGAATGCGGTTGAAGGTTCTTTTGGCCGGAATATCGGAACATCCTCAATGTATATGTGGGAATCCAGTATCGTTTTCCAAAGATCCCGGAAAAACAAAGATTTTTAATAAATTTTGTTCAAAACGGTGCGCCGACGATAGCCCGGACAGAAAACAACACACACTCAACATCAACATTATACAAAAGGAAAATAGAGAAACTTTTAAGCCACACCCACATCTTTCTGTCGCTGAAGTCGCCGAGTTGATAATCAATAATAAAGATAGACTGGTCTCTAGGGACGCTATTAGAAAATTTCTATCGGAAACAGAATATCTTAAAGAATCCATATACTTCCACGCACACAATATAAAAAGAGAAAGTGGTAAAGTGTTATCGTTTATTTTGCTGCATTCATGTGAGATGTGCGGGAAGAACACTGATTTTATTTCTTTCAAATCCGGATTCAAAAAACGCTGCCGTGAGCATACGATCAATCAGAAAATAATAAATTCCGTATCTAGAGCAAAGTACAACGTCGAGAAGTATGGATTTTCGGTGGCAAAACTTCCAGAGTATTTGAATGAGGCGTCATTCGGGTTATGTTGCTCCGATAATCACCACTTTAGCCGAGACATGAGTGATGGCAGATCAAATGGCGACTTATCGAGGATATGTCCAGAATGTTTCCCTCATCGTATATCCAGACCCGAATGGGAAATAAAGGAGTGGTTAGAGACATTCGGTATTGAGGTAATTCAACAATATCCCATAGAACACATAAAGACAAGCAAGAAAACTATAGACCTATATCTACCGAAATATAAAATTGGCCTCGAATATGACGGGGTATTAAATCATAGCTATGGAAAATCCAAATATGCCAGATTCAATAATTACATGATGGAAGATAAAAATAAACATCTCCACAAAACAAAATTGTGCGAAGAACAAGGTATTCAACTACTTCATATATTCAGTTCGGAATGGTTAGCCAACAAAGATTTATGGAAGTCAGTGATTCTCTCAAAATTGAATATGCTACCCAATAAAATTTATGGACGAAGGTGTGTGATCAAAGCAATCACCTCAACAGATGCCAATATATTTCTTAACGAGAATCATCTTCAGGGTGAGATAAATTCTTCTATTCGTTATGGTCTATTTTGTAAAGATGAATTGGTTGCTGTTGGCGTATTTGGAAAATCCCGTTACACAAATTCTGATCATGAACTTTTGCGGTTTGCTTCCGTGAAGAACACCTCTGTTATTGGCGGATTTCAGAAAATATTGGCACACTTTTTCAAACATAACGCGAGTAATACATTAGTGTCATATGCCAATAGAAGATGGTCAAATGGGAATGTATACAAAACTGGAAACTTTGAATTGATAAATATATCAAAGCCGAACTATTTTTATTTTCAGAAAGAGGATCTTCTGCAATCTAGGGTGAAGTTCCAGAAGCATAAGTTGAATCATGATTTTGGTAATACAGAAACAGAAATAATGTTCAATATGGGATATCGTCGGATATGGGATTGCGGTAATTTGGTGTATAAATATACTAACAATAACAAGGAGTAATAATATGGCATCAAGCATTGCAGATTTTCAGGCCGCTATGAGTGGTGGGGGTAGCAGAGCGAACCAATTCCGCGTCCTTCTAACTTTCCCCGGATTCGTTTCCAAAGGAGCCATTGCTGGCCCGAAGGCTCAATTCTTATGTCATAGTGCAGGTCTTCCTGATTCAACAATCGGACAAGCCGCAGCACAATTTCGTGGCCGTGATATCAAGATGGCAGGAGAACGTCAATTCGGGAATTGGGATATCGTTTGCTACAATGATACCGACTTCGCCATTCGCGATGCTTTCGAACAGTGGGTTGATGGTATGGGAAATGCCTCACAAGTCGGAGGACTTGTATCACCATCCAGCTACTATGCCGATCTGTCTGTCACGCAACTAGATCGTAATGGAGCAGACATCAAGACATACGATTTTATCGGTTGTTTCCCATTGAATGTTGGAGCCATCCAACTATCATTCGGAGCAAATGACCAGATTGAAGAATTCAATGTGTCATTCTCACTCCAATACTGGACTAGCAATACCACCACTTAATCAACAATAAATATCATGTGACGGGAGAGAGAATTCTCTCTCCCTTTCTTTTGATGAAGGGTTAATATGAATTTACTTGAGAGTGTCGGCGATCTGTTCGGAGTATCCATTACTCCCAACAAGAAAAAAGAAAACCATTCTGCTGCGATATCACTTCCGATTGATGATGAGGGCGCAACTTATGCATCCGGAGGTTCCTCTTCATCATGCTATGGCATCTATGTCGATATTGATGGTACAGTAAAGAATGATGTAGAACAGATCCGAAAGTGCCGCGAAATCTCTCTATATCCTGAGATTGATATAGCGATACAAGACATCATCAATGAAGCCATCCCCCAAGAACAAGATTCAAAACAGATCGAACTTGATCTATCTGCACTTGACCTATCCGATGAATTGAAGGATAAGATTCAAGGGGAATTCGACAAGATCATCTCAATGCTTCGATACAATGAACTATCCGCCGACATCTTCAGACGTTGGTACATCGATGGTCGTTTGTATTTTCAAATTATTGTCGACAAAGAAAACCTTCATGATGGCATAAAAGAAATGCGATTGATTGATGCCACCAAGATTCGTAAAGTTAAAGAAGTTGAAAAAGAGAAGACTGAAACGGGAATAAATGCCATCAAGAGCATCAAAGAATATTTCATCTTCAATGATCTCGGATTCACTA